CTACTCCTACGAGGAGCTGTGCAATCTCGTTGAAAAGAAGGGCATCCAGGGTCTTCGCGACGTCGCGGCTCCCTATGGCGTCAAGGCGCGCTCGATCCCCGATCTGATCGAGAACATCCTCAACGCTCAGCAACTCGCCAAGAAGTCCGCTCCCGTGATCACCGAGTAATCGATCGCCATGAACAGCTACCCCGCTGGCGCATTGGTCGCCGTAACGATCCCGTTCGTAGACATGAACGGCGCCGCCATTTCGCCGGCGGGGATGACGCTTGCCTATCGAGTGCTCGATGAGCTGGAGAACATCGTTCAGGACACGACCGCGCTTGCGGCGCCGGGAAGCACCGACACTTCGGTCCTCATCAGCGTCCCGGAAGTCTGCAATCAGCTCGCCGGCCCTGCGCCCAACATCAATGACGGGACTCAGAGCGGCAACCTGATCATCACGGTCTCTGGTCTGCGTGAGATTCAGCTCACCATGACGACGCCCACCGGCGCTTTCGTCAGCAAAATCCAATACATTCTTCGGGCGAGCGACGCTCAGCTCGTCCTGCTTCAGAACTCGTTTCAGACCTACAATCTGGCGCTTCTGACCGCGAGCAATCTCCCCAACCTCACGGCCTTTCCGACGGCGACTGAGCAGGATCGCATCAACGCCATGTCGACGGCCTGGCTGCGGTTGACAAAACTTGGCTATTTCGTGCGCTGGCCGCGCGACCCGGACGCTCAGAACTATCTGAACTGGTTCGACAGCCGCAACGAGATCATCATCCCGCGTCTGTGGACGGCGATGACGACGCAGCGCTGGTACAGCTATTATCCTGAGATCTTCCGCCAGGCGATGCGCAACGCGCAGGTCGTCGAGGCCGATCAGATCCTCGCCAACGACGTCTACGCGCAGCGCCGGGCCTCCGGCATTCTATCCGAGCGCATTGGCGAGTCGAACACTACCTTTCGCAACGTTCAGCCGCTCGATCTAGGCGTCTCGCGCGCGGCGCTCGCCTTCATCCAAGGCTACGTCGACATCAAATACACCATCACTCGGAGCTGATCGTGTTCCTCCCCAACACGACCGGTCTTTTGACGTCATACACCGCAGGCACGGATAAATTTGGCCAGGCGATCTATGATGGCGAGGCGGCTGTTGTCCCGTGCGCTATCGTCAAGCTCGAGCCGACGGTTCAGAAGACGCCAATCCGATCGACGGGATCGGCCTCGCGCGGCGAGGCGGATGAACTCATCGAGCCGGCCATGATCCTATTCCCGTCAAGCGTACAGATTACCGAGGGCGACAAATTTGTCATTCTCGGCGTCTCGCTGCGCTGCATCTCGGTCCAGCCGCGAATCAGCATCGCTGGCAATCTCGACCACTACGAATGCACCTTCGAAGCTGGGAGCCAGTAATGGGCGGGAAGCTCTATGGCGCCGACGCATTGCGGACAGCTCTGCGCAACATCGCCGACAAGGTCCCGGAGAACGGCCGTAAGGTGATGCACCGTGCTGCGGACAAGATCGTCGAGCGCGCCAAGCTGTTCTGCCCGGTGGATCTTGGCAACCTGGAGGACTCGATCCATCAGGAGACGACCTATGAGGGTCGCGGCCGCCTGGCGATCGACATCGTCGCCGGCGGCGAGTTCGGCGGCATCGACGTGGACGCCTACGCCTCTGAGATCGACGAGAACTACTCCTCGATGCACCCCGGTCCCGGCACGATCGCCAAGCGAAACGCCAATCCAGGCGTCTATATCGGCGAGCATTTCATCGACCGGGCGGTGGCCGAGCAAGAGCCGAAGCTCGAGGCGGCGCTGATCGAAGTCACATCCCAGACGATGGCGGAGGAGGGGAAGTGAATCTTGACTGCATCGCCGAAGTTCTGATTGAGGCCAACCTGGCGACGGCGCTTGGCGTTGACATCTTCGAGCATCACATCCCGGAGACCTGCACGCAGGGCATCCTGCTGAAGCTGCCGATGGATGGCATCCCGGTCAACCACTATATCATCGGCTTTTACAAAGGCAGTTTTCAGGCGATTCTGCGCTCCAAGGATCACGCTTTCGGCGACGCTCAGTCGCTGCTGATCAACAACGCGCTGACCTTCTACAACCGGACTTTCACGGATCCCGTCAGCGGCGACGTCCTGATGCGCGTTCTTCAGTGTTTCCCGCTGACGCGGCCGGTCGTCTACCCGCGAACACAGGGTAACGAGTACGAGTGGGCTTGCAACATCAAGGCCCACTACATCATGATCTGAGTTAAATCAGCTTTGACTTTTCTCGCCCATCATGGCTATAATTCTCCACAGTCAGTTTTGACGTATCTTTTCGAAGGAAATCACCGTGAGCAACACGAATAACGTTCGGCTCGGTGTCTGCCGCGTCTTCTTCGGTGGCCAGGATCTGGGTTACACCCAGGGCGGCGTCGACGTTGAGGTGAAGACCGATACGCATCAGGTCATGGTCGATCAGTTCGGCAAATCGGTGGTCAACGAGGTCATCATGGGCCGCACCGTCACGGTCAAGGTTCCGCTCGCGGAAACGACCCTCGACAACCTGGTCAAGATCATGCCCGGCGCCTCGATCGTCGAAACTGGCGCCACCAAGGCTTCCGGCACCGCGACTTTCTCGACCGTTGCGACCGTCGGCGACTCCATCTCGATTGACGGCGTCGTCTTCACGGCCGCGACCGCGCCCGCCGCCGCGAACCAGTTCGGCATCGGTGCCGATGCCACCACGCAGGCCGCCTTGCTTGCCGCGGCGATCAACGCCATCGACGATGCTTCGGTTATGGTCGTTGCGACCAGCGCCTTGGGCGTCGTGACCCTGACCGCCGCAGCCTACGACACGTCGTTCTACTCGTACAACTCCATCACGCTCGTCAAGTCCGGCACCAGCCTGACGGTCTCGGGCGCGACACTGGCTGGCGGCGTGCTCGCAACCAAGCAGAAGGTCATCGTCCCGACCGGTATTGGCACGTCGCTCCTGGCGATCGCCAAGATGCTCACCCTGCATCCGCAGGTCAACGCCGACACCGACCGCGCCGAGGACTTCAACATTCCGCTCGCGGCGACCGCCGGCGGCCTGAAGTTCGCTTACCAAATCGACAAGGAGCGCATCTACGACGTCTCCTTCTCCGGCTACCCGGATCCGAACACCGGCGACCTGTTCGTCGTCGGCGACATGACTGCCGCTTAATCCTTGTCTTTCGACTCGGAGTAAGTCAATATTGACTGGCGCATCGCAAGGTGCGCCAGTTTTGCATTAAGGGACAAGAAGACACATGGCCGGCAAGGAAACGAAATTTCTCAACCTCGACGAAGTCGACGTCGAAGTGGACAACATTGTCATCAAGCTCGACCAGATCGAGCACAAACTGACCCCGATCACGCTGCGCGATTGGATCGCCAACACCAAGATGATGCAGGAGCTGCGCGCCGGCTCCGGCGACATGGAGGCGGAAGCCAACGTGATCATCAACATGATCACGCGGTCGTTCAAGACTCTGACGGCTGACATGCTCAAGGATATGCCGCTCGTCAAGCTCAACAAGATTCTGGAATTCGCGCGCTCGCACAACGGCGAAAAGACGGCCGACGAGGAGGTCGAGGCCGAAGCTGCATCGCACCCTTTGGCCGTCCCGGCGGCCGCGCCGCCGGTGGTCGACCCCGCTCTGGCAACGCTGATCGAACGAGTGGCGGTTCAGCCGATTTCGTCTCCGAAATAGACTTCGGATTTCTGTTCTGTCGCGTTATGCGGTTCTACGGACTGAGCGATCAGGAAACACTTTCTCTCCCGATTGCTCGGTTCTGGCTTCTGCATCGAAACACCGATCGTCTCGCGGCAGAGGAGTCGATCAGAACAGCCCAAATCGGGGCTTCGATGCAGTCCGGCGAGGGATTCGGCCAGTATATGACCGTTCTTCGCGATCAGATGGGTGAGGTGGTTAAAATCGACCGAGCGGCAGAGGCCATGGTCTCAGAACTCGATCGTGCCGGTCTCGCCGCTTTGAAGGCGATGAGGGCGGTTGGTTCGAACGCTTGAGACTGGTGACGTGTTATGGCCCTTAGTTTTGAACTCGACCTAGACGACAACGACTTCACGTCCAAGCTTACGCAGGCGGGACAAGCCGTTGACGTCTTCGAGTCCAAGACGAAGACTGCCGGCAGCACGATCAAAGTTCTGGAGGGCAATTCCAAGAGCCTTCTTTCCACGCTTCGAGACGTAACCGTCGTTCTCGGTCTGACTCATCAGGCGATGGGGATGATCGACTCCGTCAGCACGTCTTGGGTTCGCCAGATCGTCGGGGTCAACGCCGAGTTCGAGCGCATGGTTACGATCATGCGCTCGCTCTCGACGGCGCAGGATCCTCTCAAGGAGGCGACGACCTCCGTCACCAAGCTCCGCGAAATGGCCAAGGATGCGCCGTTCTCGCTGAACGCGATCCATGACGCTTTCGTTCGACTGAACGCCGCCGGCCTCGAGCCTATGAAGGGCACGATGCAGTCGCTGCTTGACGCGGTGGCAGCGTTCGGCGGCGGCGATGCCGAGCTTGGTCGCGCCGCCCTGGCCTTTCAGGAAATGGCCGGCAAGGGCGTTGTGCAGATGAAGGAACTGCGCAATCAGTTGATGATGGCGGTGCCTAGCGCCGCTCGCTTGATGGCTCGTTCGGTCGGCGAGTCCTACGGCGAGATGATGACGGACATTCACACCGGCACCGTCGACGCCAAATCGACCATCCAGGCCCTCCAGCTAGAGTTCGAGCGCGCCTTCGGCGGCGCCGCTCAACGACAGATGGAGACCTTTAACGGTCAAATCGGCCGCATGAAGGTACTGCTCCAGGACATCGCCATTCAGAGCGTCGGTAAGCCGCTCGGTGCGGACGGTCTCCCGAACGCCGACGGCTTCTACGAGACCGTCAAGCAACAGATGAAGGACTTCAACGAGTTCCTCGCTGGCGGCGCAGGCGGCCACGGGATCGCGCAGGGCCTTGGCAATGAGCTGGGCTCGGCCCTGACCTCCGTCGTTCTTGATCTGCGCGAGGGTATCGAACTCGTCGCTAAGTTTCACACGGAGATCGAGGCGGCTGGCGAAGCCCTAGCGATCGCCTTCGGTATTTCGGTGGTTCGCGGCATCTTCACCACCTTTGCTTCGTCGATCACCGGCGTCATGACGCTGATGAAGACGATGCAGGTGCAGATCGCGACCGGCATGGCCACGGTCTCGGCGACCAAGCCGCAGACGCAGTGGGCCGGTATGCAGAAGCTCTATGCCTCGCAGGCGGCCGCTGCCGCAACGGCCGATGTGGCTTCCGCAACGTCTGCCGAGGCCGCGGCGACTGCGGCGGAGGCGACCCGACTGGCAGCCCTAGCCGAAAGCATGGCTAGCCGAGCTTTAATGACGACCGAGCAAGCGGCCGCCAAGGCGGAGGTCGCTGCTGCTGCTGTTGCGGCTGCGACCCGCGCCGAACAGGAATCGCTTGCTGCTCAAGCCGCGCTCAAGGAGGCGACCGCTGCCTCGGGCGCCGGCGAAATGGCGGCGTCGGCTAGTGTTCTTGGTCGCAACGGGAAGATCGCCGGCGCCTTCATGCCGTTGCTCGTCGAAGGTTTGAGCGCTTTCAGCGTAGCGGCAATGGTCGCGCTACCGGTCATTGGTTTTCTCAGTGATTATTTCGATATCTTCAACTCGCGCGCGCGCGAGGGGTGGCAGAATCTCGAGCACTACGGCGCGGCGTCGAAGGAAGCCGCAGACGGCGCCAATGCATTCTTGAACGTCAAGCGCGAGGAGCTTCGTGTCATGGAGGCC